AAGTATAAGCAAAACCAAAGTTCAAGTCCATACCTTTACCAGTGATTGCTCCGATATCAGCAGCCTGAATAACAAGACCTGATGCTACAGCTTCACGCTTAATGGCTTCATTAACCATTCTCATACCCCCCATACCAGTTTGAACTATTAGAGAACGTTTTGGATCCGGCCCTTGGAATTCAACCTTACCATTGAAGAAGTTATAGATTTCTCCACGGAACAAGTCAAGAGTAAAGTTATTTTTGTTGTATACTCTCTTGAAAGAGTTATCCAACTGCTTCCAAAGACCTACAGACAATCTAATATCATCTGGACCATCTTGACGAACTCTACCACCTTGTCCCCACATCAAGTAAGTCTCGATGTCAGTTGCAATTTTAGAAAGGTGTGCAGCTTCCATAGAAGTCAAGAAAGTTCTAGAAAGATCACCATTATCAAAAGCTTTTTTCACTTTATCTTTACCCATAATCTTGATCATATCTTCAAGATTAGAGATTGATGGATCTTGGATAGACTTATCAAAAGTTCTCCAGATTTCAGTTACAGGAATAGTACCGTCTGCATTCATACCACCTTTGATCATCAAGTCAGCACGAGAAGATACTGAATAGTGAACGTGAGCTTCTGCTCCTCCTACAAAGTTGTAGAATTCACGGAATGAAGTTCTAGTAGTAATATCAGAGAATCTTTCTCCATATTCACCACGAGCAGAACCTTTACGGAAAAACTTAGTTCCGTTTGCAAGATACTTGTGATCTAAAAATTTAAAATTGTCATTGTTTACCAATTGTACTGTGTAAACAAAACCATCACCAAGTGGAAGAATATCTTCATCAGTAATGTACATCTCAACTCCGTTATATTTGTCATAAGTGATGATATCACCATGTCCAAATTCACGTCTGTTAAGTTTAATTTTAAAGGTAGAACCATCTGTACCAAGGATTTTAACAGGATCCTCAATGTCTTCAATAATGTAAGGAAGATCAATTGCTACAGGTGTTTGCCATCTGTATTCACCTCTGTGGTTGTCCACATTGATCACATTCTTCCCACCAAAACTTGACATTTGGTAAAGAGGCATTTCTACTTTCTGTGCCATAGCCCAAAGGTCTACAGGACCTAAGTCCATTGGCTCAGCATCTTTAAGCATATTCACCAGGTGGTATGAATCCACATGGGAACTTGCATTGTAAGCGGTATCTCTGAGGAATATACCATTGTTTAAAACTGGAGTTGCCATTTGTTATATAAATTTAAATTGTTACTAATTAAAAACGTTTAAACATATTGTTTGAACGTGATATTGTTTTACCAGGTTTTGAAACTCCTCTCTGTTGAGGTTCGTTATCTACACCTGTTGAAGAAGGATTTTTTCTTGCTTCTTCTGTTTTAAGTTGCCTTACTGTTTTTTCTACAGCTTGTTTACTACCTTGATCTTTTACTTTGCTTCTATAGCCGTCAGGATCTGAAAGTAACCATAGAGCTTCTGCAATCAAATCATGTCTAGGTTCTACAAACTGATATTTCTCTAACAAGTGTCCTAGCAAGTTTGTATTTCTTCCCGAAATAGATGGATAATTAGGTTGAACTAATCCTGAATAAAGTTGACTTTGTGTTTTTCTATCTAACTTAATTCCACCTACCTCACCTGTTACAAGAGTATTATAAACATTATCTTGATAAGCTTTAGCTTGTTCTGCTTGTTGTTGCTTTTTATATTCTTGCTCTGCGAGTTGTCTAGCAACAATATCTTCTTGCATTCTATCAAGTTTAGGTTTAAACTGATTTGCTTTTTGAGATAGTCTTCCAAGCTCTGACCAATCTTGAATTTCTGCTTCAATTTCTTCAGGTGTACCAAACTGAGTAGCATAGAGATATTGTCTTGCAATTGCGGCTTGGTCATACTCATTAGAGGGATCTAACTGTCTGATTTCTTCTACATGTGCTAATGTTCTGAAAAGACCTTTTAAGTCTTGGCCTCCGTCAGCTACATATTTTGCTGCATATTGAAGTTCTGGAGGAAGAGATTGAAAAAACTCTTTGGGTGTGTTCTCTCTTATTTTAGCCTCTCTCTCTTGAAAGTTGGCTTCAAATAATTCTCTAAAGTCTTTAGTAGTATATTCTTCTAATGATTTATCATCATCAAAAGGAATTAAACTACCTTCCTCAATCATTTTGGTAGCTAGATCATAAAGTCCGGATTTATCAAGTTTAGGTCTGCCTTTATTACCAGCATCCTCTTCTTGACTAATCAAACTATCTAGTTCAGCAATAGTCTCTTCAACTTCTACTTGTTTTTCTTCATCAACTCTTTTTTCATCAGCAGTTTTTGAAGAAGGATTGTCAAAGAACGTCATATCTGTTTTTTCAGCCGTAAAAACAGATTTTTTTTCTGGCTCTTGTTGGTTATCAGGAAGCATTACATTTTCTGCACCTGGTGTTCCAAAAATAGCATCTATATCAATATCAACTTGGCCTACCGTTGTAGTCTCTTGAACCAGATCATCTGGTTTATTTTCATATTTCATACTGTTGGTTTTTTATGTTATACTTTAATATACAAAATAAACTTGGAAAATTTAAAATTTAATAAAACTTTTTTGCACTATATAGCTAAAGTTATTTTTTATCTTTTGTCGGTTTTTGAAAATCATATTTATTCTTGTTTGTCTTAGCAATCTGTAACTGCATATCTGCTATCTCTTTTTGAGTTGCCAACTTCTGTTGCTCAATGTTCATCTTCTGAGAATGCTTTACCATATCATCACTTTGCTTTTCTCTTTGAATAGATGTCTGTTCTTGATATTGTTCGGTTTCTCTAATTTCTTTCATAGCATCTTTAAAGTCAGATTGTTGATTTTGATTTATGTCAACGGTTGACCCATAACCGGCCGCTCTGATCTCAGCAACTGTAATATCTTTCTGAATAATCTTATCATCTCTTTCAGCAGCAGCTTGGATCTCCATTTGTTTCTGTTTTTCAGCAGCTTGGATTTGCTCTTGTTGCATTTTTTGCTGCATTTCCATTTCTTGTTGTTTCTGCTGTTGTTGTTTTTGTTCAGAAAGTTTAAGAACATTGTTTACATCAGCAATAGAATCAGATTGAATGATTTTACCTAAATCATATATAGAAGCTCCTGTAGTATTATTATTAATAGCAAACTGTTTAAGTTGTTCTAATACAGCTCTGTTATTTGCAGTAGTTGTACAGAAAATATTAAGATCTTTCATTAAAAGATCAGTGCCGTTAATTTGAAACATTACCTTTTCATCAGCTTCTGTTAAATAAGTAAGTCTTGCAGAAGGCTTTGTAGAATGATAATATTGTGCAAGATCAGTACGCATCTGATGCACTCTAGGCATTAAATAATCACAATGCTGAATAAAGTACACTTCTGTTTGTGCATATGATGCGGCTGCTGCTTGTTCTACACCTGTTGCTGTCATTTGAGATAACTGCTGACCCATTCTTTGTGGGTTAACACCAATTACTTCATAAGCTTGTTGTTTAAAATGATTAGCCAGTTGAACTCTGGACATTAATCTTTCTGTCTGAGATAAATCTAGCTTTTGAAAATGAGCAAAATTTAATGCATTCTCTGTGTTTGTGATAGAAGTATCTAAAGGAAGCATTTGAAAGTTTTTCATTGCCACATAAGCTTTGGCTAAATTTCCTTTACCCCAATCCTCATTCATAGAATGACGAGGTAAACTGTTTTGATCCAACATTATAATGGTGCCTAATTCATCTACAAGTATGTCAGCAATTTGATTGTTTACAATATTAAAACCAATCTGGTATGGCTTCATTAAATCAATAAGAGCTGTAGATCTTGTATTTCTATCTGAAAAAATACTTCCTTCAACAGGAAGCTTGCATCCATACAAAGAACTGTCTCCCTTAAATTGAAATCTTAAAGTTCCAATTTTATGTTTATCTATACCTATGTAAACAGGTGTAAATCCCCCAGGATTATTCATTCCCCAAAACGATGGAATATTAGGTCCTATTTTTACACCTCCCCATACTTCATTAATCCAAATCCAATCTATATGCTCACCAAATAATAAATTGTCTTTTGTTTTGTTTTTAAAGAGACGGTTGTCATATAAAGGTTTATCAGTTATAGTGTAATCTTCACTTACTATCTCTGTAAAGACTTCCCCTATTTCTGAAATTTTAGTTAAATGACCAACCTTTTTCTGAGATTTCCAATAAGCAGTAGTTACTCTAAGGAGATAAGCAGTTCCTTCATCATAGTAGTCTTCTCCTTCAGAAAGTATCTGAGTTATAACATCTGAACCATCTGTAACATTTCCTGCCATAAAAGACGTATATTGTCTATATGCTAAAGAAGGCATCTGAGTATTCCACTCATGAGATTTAGTAGCATCATACAAACTACCATCATTTTGTAATCCTCCAATATTATATGCCGCAGATCTGATAGGATAAACAGATTCTAAAGAAGCTAATTGTTCTTCAGTCATTAAATAACCATACTTGTCAATAACATCAGATGGTGTAAGCATATCTGTTTTACCTACCCAATTGGCCTGAGATATGTATCTTGAATCAGGAGATTTATGATAAAATGTAAGCACCGGATTCCATAATTCTACATCATAATCATCCTCCATCATTCTGAAATGCCAAAACTCTCTATCTGTAATAAGCATATCTCGAAAAGCTCTTTCTTCTAACTCTTCTATTCTAAATCTTTCAGTATCTACTTTATGTTGATGAGTAGCCCATTGTTCTACCATAGATCTATAATCTTTTTGAAAGAATTTTTCAATCTCAGGTAAAGACTTTATATTATTTGGAGACAGTTGTTGTTGAGCTTCTTCTGATTCAGGATCCAATCCTTGCTCTAACATAGCTGCTATAATTTTAGTTTGAGCATCTGCCATTAGAGTATCCTCTATCATTGTTCTTTTTTGCTCAAGCATTTCATTGTATGAATATTCATCAACAGCTCTATATGTTAATTTAGTAGATCTCTTAGCAAACTCAGCTACTAAAACATTAATCACATTAGGAATAATAGGATAAAACCTAAGCTCTAGTGCAGAGTCATCTTCTTTAGTGAGCAATTCAACAATATCTCTATACTCATTATCTTCTTCAACAATATAATCACTTCTATCAATAATACCTTTAGCCAGCTTATAGTTTTTCATCAATCTCCGAGCATTTCTACGAAGCTGTCTTAGACCATTCCATTCTAACCAATCAAGGTTCCATGCTGCCCATTGTTCATCTTTTTCACTCTTACTAAGAAACTGCAAAGGCTGTGTAATACTACCTAGTCGGTTATGCTCTGCTTTAGCTCCCTTTTTTAACTGCATTGCGTTATATACTTGCATAGCTTCTATTTAATATTTTTAAATGCCGATCTTCTAATACCTTGAGAATTTTTCCCCATATTACGAAACGGACTCTTATTTAATTTAAACAAATTATCTGACTTTTGCAAGTTTTTAACTGTATCGTCAGTAATATACCTTTTTAAAAAACCTCTGTTAGATTCTTGTATTTTCATGAATGCTACTAAAGCTGCAAAAGAAACAAGTCTATCCACGTTTAAACCGGGAGTGTATTCTTGCATTTCTTTAATCAACATAGGATCAGGAATTCTTTCTATTCCATATTTAGTTTTTACAATAGTACCATCGGGTTTTGTTTCAATATCTAATTCTTCTTTAGTAAACTCAATAGCATAACTTAACATATGAGATTTAAATAATATACCCGTGTTTTTCCAACCATATTCTTGATATACATTATTGTTAGCACTAAGATCTTTTAAAAATAGAATCTGATTTTTAGGAACTAAATATTTTTGTTTTCTTCTTGATATCATGTACTGAATAAAATGAGAAATATTATTTTCTACAAGTGTCCATGCATTGTACCATTCAATAATTAGCTCTAGCATTTGATGAGTTCTATTTATGTCATCAAATCTTCCACACCATGCAGCTACTATGGTACCTTGTTCTATATAGGTATCTGTTTCACCGCTAGACTCTTTAGTAATTTGTACAGGAGCTTTCATTATATAAATAGAACATAATGATTCAGAAGTAGTTGTCTTTCCTTCTCCAACAGGGTCAATAGATGCATAATACATTTGAAACTGTGGATTAGGAACAGGTCTTTCCCAAACTACAAGACAGCCTGTCTTATCTTCAGTTTTTTTACTTATCGGGAATTGGCTTATTGGTCTTTTGTTACTTGTTTTTACAACAGGTTTTCCGGTCTCATCTGTAGAAATATCTAGATATTCACAAGGATATTCTTTTTCTTCAATTCTTCTTTGTTGTGCAGCAAGGAGATGTGTTGGGAATACAGAAACACTTCTGTTTGCAAAAGCCTCATGTATATTTCTGGGGTGCTGGGAAATTCTTAATTGATACTCTTCTGGAGCCAACTCATCTTTCCATTGTTTAAATTGGTCATTTAATGCTTCTAATGCTTTTTCTACAAGTGAGTTACCATAGTTATCAATGTACGGAGGCATTGACCATTGTTCGGGAATAAATAAACCTGACAGACCTGTTGTACCTTTGCCATCTATAAGATCTGTTTCTACTGCATAAATATCT